CTGGTCAAAGCCACAAGGTCAAGCCAATCCCTATCCGGCTAAAATCTCAATGTCTGCATTTGCTTCTCATGGCTATGTGTTTGCAGCTGTATCAAGAGCATCGCAAGATCTTGCAGCGCTTCCGTTAAAGTTGATTCGCGGGCGCGGCGAGAATAGCGAAATCATTGAAGAGCATCCATTTTTAGAGCTTATGGATCAACCGAGTACGTATGTTGACGGCTTCTCTTTGCGTGAACAATTGATCGTGGATCTCATGTTGACCGGTGGATGTTATTGTCTTTTGGCCGGCACCAATGAAGAGCCTGCCTCTCTTTTTCGTTTGCATCCAGAACAAACAAAGATTGTTACAGATCCGATCGTAGGCATCAAAGGCTTTGAATTTACAGATAGCGGTCAAAGCGTAGAGTATCCGATCGATCGGGTTGTATTCGCGCAAAATGCGAGCTGGGGCGCGGGTGTAGAGGCGTTGTATGGTCTTGGCGGTATTCAGCCGCTACAAAAAGAAATTAGTGCGGATCTGAGTGCGCAAAAGTTAGCCAGTGATGCCGCGAAGAAAGGCCGGCCTGACATCCTCATATCACCGGCAGACGAGGCCGATATATGGGATTATGATCAACGCCGTGCAATCCTTGACGCGTATCGAGGAATGTCAAACGAAGGCGGTGCCATGGTGCTATCTGGTCAGGTCAAGATTGATCCGTTGCAGGTATCACCGAGAGATCTTGAGTTTCAAGCGGTGCGCACGTACGCAAGAGAAGCAATTTCGGCCGTCTTTGGTGTGCCTCCGTCCATCCTTGGCGCGGGCGATCTAAATTATGCGGTATCACGCCAACAGGCTCAAAACTACTGGGAGGTACAGACCAAGAGAGGAAAGAAATTGGCGCACCTTCTCACGCAGGTTGCAAAGCGCTTTGATCCATCTTTTAGAGTAGAGATTGATTATTCAGGCGTTGAGGCATTACAGGCGGTTAGAGATGGTCAGATCGATCGCATCACAAAGCATATTCTTAATGGTATGGATACCGGATCCGCATATGCTTATGAAGGTCTTGCAGATGCGCCAGTAATACCGGAGGATCAAAGAGAGAGCGAAGCGGAAGACGTAGGTGATGAAGAAGGCCAGAACGTGCGCGCCTTTGATGCACTCTTGCGATCGATGATGAAGGAGGATGTCGATCTTGGAAAAAAGAGCAACGCAAAAGAAGCAATGGAAGCACTAAGCGAATCCACACAAAAAGCTTTAAAAAAAAAGGCTGCCGATCATAACGAAGAATACGGCAGCGATCCAAAAAAAAAATTAACAAACGGTAACTATCTCGCAGTCAGCTATCATCGAGGGTTGGCCGCGTACAATACAAACCCTGAAAGCGTACGGCCTTCGGTGTCTAGCTCAAATCAGTGGGCGATGGCGCGCGTTAACGGACTTCTTTATGCGTTGCGTACTGGCAAATTTAGACGAAAGCCGTACGATACCGACCTTCTACCAAAGGATCACCCGTTTTCAAATGCCGAAGATGATGACAAAAAGGAAAAAGCCGAGCTTACAAACTTCCCGAAACAGGGAGACGACAAAAAGATCAGTCTGAGAAATAGCAAATATCGGGCTTTTGATGTTGATTTTGCGGAAGATCTCAAAGAGAATTGGCCGCAAATATGGAAAAGAGGCGGCAATATAGAGGGTAATAACCAGTATCGGCGGCTACTCCCAATCGTCAAACGAGACGACAAGAGCGCACAGACTGACACCGAAGAGATGGCGATCAAAAAGCGTGAGGCATGGGCGGCGCGTCACCTTCAAGACTTTAGGTTGGCCGGTACGGTTGCGCAAATAAAATGGTTTGTCATCGGCGAAAAGGGCGAGCGCTACATGAAAGAGCTTATCAACGAGGAGAAGAGGCGACTAACAAAAGCCCGTGATCGAACTTGGCGTGATTGGCTTGAGAAGCGACAAGCACCGGCAGAGAAGCGACTACAAAGATCCATACAGGCATATCTAAAAGAGGCCCGCAAGCGATACCAGACAAGAATCAAAGAATACGTATCCGCTGAAAAGATGGCCGGTGATTATATTGCAAAGGGTGTGCTTTCTTGGTCTGAGGTTTTAGCGGTAGGTGATGAAGCAAGCCGGATTATATCACAGTTCGGGCGTGATTGGTTGGCGGTTTGGGCGCTTGCAGGCAACGAAGAGCTTGACAAAGTTTATCGAAGAGCAGGCAAGACGAGGCCTCTTGATCTTATCTTTGGTGAGCGTGACCTTGCCAAAGAGGCGATCGACTTTGCCGCGTTTGACATCGCGCAGACGACCGCGAAGAATGTGCAAGGCATTATCGAGCAAGGACTTTTAGCCGGTGCAAGCGTCAATCAGATCGCTATCGGGCTAGACAATGCCGCCGGTTTTGGTATCGGTAGATCGCGCATGATAGCGAGAACAGAATCGACAAAGGCGATCAATCTTGCGACAAACCAAAGTTATCAAACGGCAGCCAATGAAGGAATCAGCATCCGCAAAGAGTGGCTATCCTCGAGAGATGACAAAGTGCGCGAGACGCATCGAGAGCTTGACGGTCAGGTAGTCGGAGTGCAAGAGGATTTTGTAGTGCCTTCAACGGGCGAAAAGGGGCCAGCGCCGGCGGCTTTTGCAAGTCCGGCCGAGTCGATCAATTGCAGGTGTACGATCGTGCCGGTGATTGACTAAAATAAAAAGGCCGCTCAATGGCGGCCGGTTGTTGGTTGTTTATGTCAAGATTTACGCGATCTTTCTGTTGTAGTATGATGTCATTACCTCATCGAGCTTAGCGCGCTCTTTATCGGTAAGTACTACGCCGCATGCGGCATCCTGTAAGAATACGCAGGTATCAACGAACTTTAAGAACCCGTTTAGTGTTGTGAAGTCGTTTTGTGCTACATTAGCGCTTTTGTACTGACGGATTGTGTAGTTTGCAACTTTTTTGATTTTTTTCATTTTGTTTTCCTTTGTTTGTTGTTGTTATGTACTTATAATAGCATCAAGGTAATACCTTGTCAACAAAATAATTAATTTATTTTAAAAGAAAACAAAAAGACCGCTTGAAGGCGGCCGGTTGTTGATTGTGATCTGGTTTAGAATACGAATGTATTCATGTCACCTTGAAGGTTATAGCCGCCGACTAATTTGATTGAAGAGTAAACCAGCGCGGTCTCTTTCATGAATACGTTATAATCATCAACATGACAAGACTCGATACTCATTTCGCCTCTTCGGTTACAAAGAATGATGTAGTGACTATCCGCCTCTTGAAGCTCTAACCATTCACATGCGTCTTTGATTGCATTTTCAAGAGTCTTGCTTTTTCCGTATTCGCTCTTGCTTGTAGATGCGTAGAATGAGAAGTCATACTTGAAGGATTCTTTGAGTTCGATTGTGTTTTTCATTTTGTTTTCCTTTGTTTGTTGTTGTTATGTTTTTATTATATCATGGTATTACCTTGATGCAAGTATTATTTTAAAATATTTTTATTTATCTGTTATATTGGCGATACAACTACATGAGAGACATATATGACATCTTTAATTATCGCGGCCGTTGTTGGTCTGGTTGTTGGTATCGGTGGCACCATTGGAATTCAGCAAGCAACAAAACCCAAAGAAGAGACAAAGCCGCTGGTTGTTGCGGTCGGTGGTGACGAGGTCGCCAAAGGTCAAACAGAAGTTCAAAAGAAATTGGTCGATCTCGATCTCTTGGTTGAGCCGTGTTCAAAGGAATTTATCAAGGATCAAAAAGACTCTCTTCTTTGCCGCGAGATGTTTTGCAGGATGCAACAACGCGGCATCGATGCGCAGACGTCACAGACTGATTGCGAATCAATCAGCAATATCGCAAACACCAAAGCCATAAAGGACGCATGCAAGGATCTTGAGGGTGACGAGCTGACAGCATGCACCGAGCTATTTTTCCGCAGAAAGTAGATTCTTATAATTCTTGTTATTGTTGTATAGGTTATTATTATTGCAATTCTTAAAAAATAACTGTATATAATAACTAGTGGAGTAGGTATGCGGTACAGATCCCTAAATGCTGAAATAGTTAAAACAAAAGAGAAGAGCGCGCGGCCGGTCGTCTCTTTTGTAGCCAGTACGGCAAACCCTGATCGTTATGGTGATGTAATCAATCAAGCTGGTTGGTCATTAGCCAAATACCGAAAGAATCCCGTCATTCTACTCAATCACAACGCTAACCAGCTTCCAATTGGACGCGGTGAGGTTGATGTAATTGATGGTCAATTAATGGTTGATATTGAATTTGATATGGATGATCCGATTGCAGCTGAGGTCGCACGCAAGACAAAAGATGGTTTTATGGGTGCCGTATCGGTTGGATTTAATGCGATCGATTCAACGCCTCGCTCTATGCTATCCAAAGACAGTCCACATTACGGCAAACGCGGCGAGTACTTCGAGCGCGCCGAGCTACTGGAGATCTCTATTGTGACTATACCCGCAAATGGTGAGGCCGTTGCCGCCAAAAACTTTATCGGTCAAAATCGTACATTTAAACTTTCGCAACTTAAACACATCATCGATGTTGAGATGGATGGCGACAGAGTAATCGTGACGTATCTCATGCACGAGGACGAACGCCGCGAAGAAGATCCAGAGATGCCCGAAGAGGAAGAAAGTCACTATGATGATGGCGAAGAGCATGACAAAGCCAAGATCGAAGAAGATCACGAAGAGATGGCGGCCGGTGAGGATGACGACAAGGACAAAGAAAAAAGTTTTTTAACACAAACCGAGCGCGACCTTTTTGCGCTCTTTACTAATGGAGAGTAGCGATATGAGCAACGAAGATCGCGCTATGGTTGCCGAGGCTAAGAAAATCCTCGAGGGCATCCGTACACATCAAAAAAATTCTGACAACAAATTGAGTCAGTTCGAAAAACAAGTCGATGACCTGAAGAAAGCCCAGCGCTTGATCCAAGAGTCGCAAACAGTCGTGCGCGATATGACGCATCTCAATCAAGATGATCGCGAATTAAAAAGCTTCGTTGAGGCTGATGGCGTTCGATGGAATAGCAAGAGCGTTGACGTTGCCGTAACAGGTCGCGGCACTATCTCAACAAAGGTTGAGGGGCTTCTTGACTCAAAAGATCCCGTCAATGAGTGGCATGCGGATCTCATCAAAATGAATCGTGATCGTTCCTTTGCGCGCATGCTTATGAGTACACCACACACACCAAAAAGTGACCTTGCTCTTTGGAAACACCTACAAAAAGCGCCTCGCTTCATGCGTTCAGCTATTCAGAAGGCTTTCAACGATAGCGCTGGAGCCGGTGCGGGGTGGATCCCTGACCAGTTTGCCAGTGAGCTTTATTATAACCTCGAGGATCAAATTCAATTACCTCGCGTTGTAGCTGACAACATGCAGCGTCAACAAGTAGAGCGTAACACTATCCTAGTTCCTCGCATGTCTCGCGGTGGCCGTCCTTACATCAAAGGAAGTGTAACCAGCGACAACCCTGCGCAGTACACACCTTCAACGATTTCAACCTCTCAGAAGTCTATCACAATGACCGGCCTCGCGTCTCGTTACGTGATTGACGATCAAGCCGCTGAAGACAGCGCAGTATTGGCGATCCCAACTTTGCAACGTCAGATTGTTATGGACCTCAATGACGCGATGGAGGATGCACTAATCAATGGTGATTCAGCGGCCACACATCAAGATGACATCGCCAATTGGAACATCCGAGAGCGTTGGGGCACTTCTCCGGCTTTGGGTGGCTCTAGCGACCACAGACGAGCGTTTACCGGCCTACGTGCGGCGGCTGTTGATCGTGCATGCACCGATGATCATGGCGGCTCAGGATACAACTTCACCGACTTCTTAAGTGCAAAATCCAAACTGGGTGAGATCGGAATGATGGATCTTGTTTGTATTGCATCTCCAGAAGCGATTATTGCAAACCTTCTTGGATTGTCTGAGGTCAAGACTTTGGATGTATTCGGGCCACAGGCCACCGTGCGCACCGGTCAACTCGGATCTCTTGCGGGCGTACCAATTATTATGTCTCGTTTTATGGGTGCCGATCTTGCCGCTACTGGTTTATACACCGGAGCAGGTGCGTTGACTGGGCTTCTCTTGGTTCATACAAACTCATGGCGCATCTTTGAACGTAGAGGGATCCTTGTTGAGTCCCAAAGAAAGATCGATGTCGGTGCAACCGAGCTTGTAGCTACACGCAGAGCAACGCTTGATACTCTTGATTTGGACGCCACAAAGAACGTTTGTTATCAATTCAACATGCTCTCATCATAATAGGAGATTGAAAATGGAAATTTGTATACCTTACCACTTAGAAGTAGCTGCCGCCGGTAGTGATGCCGAGTATGTACCGCTCTATCGCAAGCTAACATTAAAGCATGCTAAGATTGTCGCAAATAAAGCGCTGACTGCACATGATACCAACTATTACACCTTTACTCTGGTTAATGGTTCTACTACTCTTGCATCCAGAAAAACACAGGTTGCAGACGGTAGTATGGCAGAGGGTGTGTCAGAGTCTATGACTTTGAGCGGTGGCGAAGGTCTTGACTTTTCCGATCTAGGGGAACTCAAGATTAATTGTGCAGCTAGCGGATCATCTAGTGAGCCGGTTGACCTGACCTTTTTGTTTGTATTTGAGCCAAGAAGAGAATCCTAGTCAATGGCAATGGTAAGCGCCGCAACGCTAAAAACATATCTTCCAGAGGTTACGGGATCCGGTGCTGACACCGATCTTTCTAACCTCTTGGAGCGTGTTGAATGTGCGATCGCTCGATACTTTGGCTGGGTCAAACCAGACGCATCGGCCGATCCGCAGTTGCTTGCGGCGACTTACACTTTTTATTTAAATGGCCCGACTTTCGGCAATCACGCAGTTTTGCAATTGCCGATACAGCCAACAAACTCAATTACCTCTATCCATAGCGATGTAAATCGACAATATACGGCCGATACACAGCTTGATAGTGGTGATTATGATCTGGATGGTTTGCTTGGTCAAGCCATACTGGATCCCGTTAATGCAAACGATGGTTTTGATCGTGGTTTTCGTGCGATCAAAGTCGTTGCTAATTGCGGATACACAGCACTTCCGGCAGATCTTGAGCATGCTGTTTGTGTGTGGGCGAGTCAGCTGCAACGCAACAAGGCGAGTCAAGGTAAAGACTCAATCACACAAAGAGCGGCAACGGTGAGCATATCACCGAAGAGTATGCCGCCGGAAGTTAAGCAGTTACTCGCGCCGTTTCGTGGCCCTTATCGTATAATGTGAGGGTGTGAGATGGCTGGACAATTGACATTTGATGATTTTATTAAGCGCATAGACAAAGCCGATAACCGGCTTTTAAAGACGCTCAGAAAGAAGCTAACGATTATTGCGTTAAAGTCTGAGAGAGAAGCAAAGAAAAACGCGACCGATTACCCGAAAGTGCGCACCGGTCGCCTGCGTTCTTCGATTACTGGCATCGTTGATGCCAAAGACGGCAACCCGCGCGCCGTTCTTCGTGCCGGTGGCAATAGTGGCGGTGTTCCGGTTCTCTATGCGAAATATGTAGAGTTTGGCACGCGCAAGATGGCGCCCAGGCTCTTTATGAAAAGAGGTATCGAGACCGCACTAAAAGACGCAGATAAAGAGCTTAGAAACCTTCTGTCGTTATCGTTACAGGTGCAATAGTGGCAGACTCTAAAATAAGACAGATTGCCGATGCGATAAAAAGCAAAGTTGCGGTTAGTTACGCAGGCGAGACCAGTGAGATCGATCTAAGCAATCGCGTTGTGATGGGTGCGATTATTGAGCCGCCATATCTCCCCTATGGATGCGTTGTATTTTTACAAAGCACCTCAGATTATGGTCAGACGATGGGAAGATATCGCATCACTGCAAACTTTGAGGTTTATGGTTTTGTCGGTGGTGCAAACGTATCGGAGCGAACATTAAACGCGATGGATCTTGCAAGCGATATGATTAAGGCACTTACGGCCGATCGTCAGCTCGGCATCCCTTCGATCGTTGATGACATAAAATGCGCCTTTACCGCCGAAGATGGTGATCGATATGGTATAGAGGGCACCGGTATCGGTTATATACAAATAGAGGTATTTTATCAAACGGATACAGGATCATGACGTGGTATGATGCAAATTACAAACAACGGCAACCGGTGGCGATTGATGCGCTCACCGGTGACGGATCCCAACAAAACAAGGATGTGCAACTGACCATCCCGAAAACATGGGATATTTTTTGGGATAATATACAAAGCAACCTTTATGATGTTGTACCGGTGTCAAATGACGGTACTCTTTTGACTTTTGAGAGAACAACCGAAAACCATGCAACAAGAACTCTCGTGATTACATTGGATAATCACAGTGTAAAAACGCAAGCGATCAACTTTATATATCTGTATTTCCAAAACCCAGATCAGTCGAGCGATCCCGCTACACCGTTTACGCCGAGTTCGCCGATCAATGCTTACATAGACATATCACAGGCCGGCGGCTTTATTGTGCGACAACCTCTCAATAGACCGGCAACCGCCGAGCCTCTTCAAGCCATCGTTAAAGCCTCTACAGATATCATCGATGTTTATTTTGCGATATCTGGATTGTTTCGATCGATGCTTTCACCATACGCGCAACGCGTTGATTTTGAGGGCGTAAATTACGTTAATATATACAGCCTCAATAGTAGCGGCACCAATGACACCGGACGTTATGAAGAGGCCGACACACGCTTTATTAGTGGCTTTGTAAGAGCAAGAGCCAAAGGCGGGTCGGATAGTACAGATTACGCTTTGGTGTGTCGTGTAGTCACTAGCACAGAGCAACAAATTGATATAAGATGTTTAGTACAGGTACGGGATCAGCTTCCGACCTAAGGAGTTTTTAAATGGCTTTGGTTTTTGGTAGAACGGCGTATATCGCGCTTAATGAAGAAAGCACATACGGCACCGCAAATGGGTCGCCGTTTGGCGTTAATAATCGTGTCTTTTCGGTATCTATGGCGCGCAACCAAGAGAGGGAAAGAACAACGCATTTATCGCAGTCAAGCGCGGCTTTTGCGGTCAATACCTTTGACGGCTTTGAGATTGCAGGCGGCACGATTGAGACACCGCTGACCTATAAGGGTCTTGGTTTGCTCCTTAAGGCGTCAATTGGATCAGTAGCAACAACCGGATCCGGTCCATATACGCACACATTCAACCCATCGGCATCATTGCCGAGCCTAACGGTTGCAGTTCAACGCGGTACAGGCAAGAGTGAGCAGTTTGAGGGCTGTATGATTTCAACGATGACACTTTCCTGTGAGAGTGGCGAAGAGGGTCGGGCATCGTTTGAGGTTATTGCAGAGACAGCAACCGCACGCGCGGCGGCACTTGGCTCTCCCGGTTTTGGAGATGGCGCGCAGATCTTTCACTTTCAAGCGTCCACTCTTAGTTACAATAGTGCTACATACAAAATGCGATCTATGGAATTGACACTCGATAACAAACTCGAGAGAATCAACTATCTTGGATCAAAGTTGACGTCAGAACCACAGATCAGCGATGTGAGAGAAGTGACATTGACGGCTACATTCGATCTTGAGGATGCGGATCTATACAATGCGCAGCTCGCGGGTACGGCGTCAAATGTTGAGGTCTCATTTACGAATGGATCGGATAGCTTTAATGTTTTGTTACGTAATGCCGAGATAACCGAGTATAGTGACGATGTTAATAGTTTTGGGCGCGTAGAGCGCACAGTAACGTTTTTCGGTATCTCAGGGAGTTCGGACGAGGCGCTAAGAATCGAGATGATAAACGATAACGCTAGTGCAGTAAGCAACTAGTAACCAACAACCAACAACCAACAAAAGAGGTATTGCGATGAGTGGAGACATTCTTAAGGAGATCGCAGATGCCGCAAAGTTTGAAATGATAATCTTTGACGGTGCATTAAGAATAGAGGGGCGTATTTTATCGCCTTCAGAAGTAGAGGCGGCGGGACTTGCAAGTGCTTTGCTCGCTTCTCAGGTCATAAAGGGCAAGAGTCAAGAGCAACTCAAGGCGATGCAAGAGGCGGCCGAAAAAGCGCAAGATGGCGAGAGCGAAAACATCGAGATGCTTTTGCAGATGGCAAATACAATAAACCCGCGAATGCTTGAAGAGATGAGCGTCAAAGAAGATCAGCTGATTATCAAATGCGTCAAAAGATGCTCTAAGGATGGCGTAAAATGGGAACCGTTGCATCTGGTTGATGCGGTTGAGCGTCAGGATCCAAGACAAAATCGTCTATGGGTGGGTATGCTCCTAGCCGAAGATAGAAAGGCCATCCTTGATCGTGCCATGAAAGGACACAAGGAGGCAGGCGAACGCCTTAAATCCTTTCGTGGAGGATGAACAACTTGTGCATCTATACGACATCATAGGGCGCACATACGGCAAACTACCGAGCGAGATCGCGCGCCTGCCTTGGTCTGATCTTATGATCTGTTTTAAGTGCGTAGCCGCACGATCTGATCGTGTTAAAGATATACTTAAACGAGGCAAACGTAAAAAGGATATGGTATTTCCGAACATATCCCTTTTAGATCTGGCGGATATGATATGAGCAATACGGTTGAATACGATATATTGGTTGATGTTTTGGATGCGGTCAAAGACCTCAAAAAACTACAACAGCAAACCAAGAAAACCAAAGGCGGCCTTGATGATACCGGTAAAAGTGGCGTTGCTATGGCCGGTCAAATCGGTGCGGCATTTACGGGTCTAGTTGCGGCCGGTGGCGTGGTTGCCGGTGCAGTTCAAAAGGTAGCCGGTGCGTTTATTGATGCGGCACAGGCATCTTTTGAGCTTACGCGGGCAGTTGTCGATAACATTAACGATCTCAACGACCTATCAAATGTCAGTGGTATATCTGCTCAAAACATCGAGGCGCTTAAGTTGGCCTTTGTGTCTTCTGGACAAAGCGCAGAGTCAGCGAATACGATACTCCAGCAGTTCCCGCGTGTCCTTACGAGTATCCAAAAGGGTACGGGTGATGCCTCTGCGGCGTTTGAGGTTCTTGGCTTAAAATCCAGAGATGCATCTGATAAGTTCAAGGGCGCCGATCAGGTGTTCGGCGAGATTATCGGAAAGCTCCAAGGAATCAAGGATCAGACCACACAGGCACAGCTGGCGACCGCGATATTTGGGCGATCGGCGGCGGGGGTTGTGCAGGCGCTCGGGGCCGGTGAGTTTGACGAGTTTACCGATGCTATTGATCGATTCGGGACAAAAGCAACGCCAGAGGCAAGCGAGGCCGCTGCCGACTTTCAGAAAAATCTTGCTTTATTGCAATTTATAACGGAGAGAGTAAAGCAAACTTTCATAGATTCTTTTGGTGGTGTAGAGGGTTTTAATAATTTGCTGATAAAATCCGTTGCATCTCTTCAAGCTGTGAATGTGTTCCTTAAGAATGGATCAGGCGCTATAAAAGAGTTTGCTGGCGATGTTGTTGATTTTGGCATTGGGGCGATAAAAGCCTTAACAGAGACTCTTTTAAATTTGGTTTTTGATGGTCTTGGATCTGTAATACGCACAATAGACACATTCAGCGAGGCGGTCGGTCTTGGTGGCCTTAGCGGTCAGATAAAAGACGCGATCGGTGTTGCTGCAGATTTTAGCGTTGAAAAAATTGGACTAACCAGTGCAATAGAGGCGGCAACGGCAGCATATCAAAACGAGATTATACTTTTAACGGACAATACGAGCGCAACCGAAGAGAACAAAGATCAAGTTGACGCACAAGTTGAAGAGTATAAAAAACTAATAGATGCGTTCAACAAGCTTCTAAAGGGCCGCAAGAAAGATACTGACGAGACAGACAAGAATACAAAAGCAGTAAAAAAGAACACGAAAGCCGAAAGTGATCGAAGAAAGCTAATAGCTTCTTCTTTGAAGCGTATGATACAGGTTACTAAAACTATATCTACAATACAACAGGATGCAAACGCCGATCTACTTTCGGATCTTGATAAAATCAATCAGTTTGAAAAAGAAAGACTTACGCAGCTAAAAAGAATAACGGCACAACAAAAAATCTCTACAGCGGAGGCACAAAAAGCCGTATCAGAAAGAGCGGCCCGAGAAAGAAGCGCAATAGCGGAAGCAGAGCGCGCAAGAGCATCACAGGCGGCCGGTACTGCGTTCGGTCGTGTAGCCGGTGCGGTTGGTGCGGTTTCGGATCCGTCTGCTCTTGTTGGTGCTATCGGATCTGCATTCGGGCCGGTCGGCATTGGTGTCTCTCAAGTTCTCAACGCGCTCGCTTCTCTTGGTGATACGTCTCAAATTAGCGAGGAAAGAATCGCCGCAGCTATGGAGAGTAGCGGAAAGAATCGAGACGCGGCAATTCGTCAAATCTTGATTGATGATAAAGTTTTGGAGTATCAGACTTTCTTCTCTGCTATCGTAGACGGTCTTAAGATTTTGCCGGATCTACTAGCAAAAGCTTTGCCGCCAATTCTAATCGAGGCGGTGTTTTTGATTCTGAGAGAATTGCAGGCTTTACCGTTTAAAATGGCCCTTTCGATTCTTGAGGGCCTCAAAAGTATCGGTGAGACTATTACCGAGTTCTTTTCTGGCAAAAACTTCTTTGCGGCTATTGGTCAAGCGATAGGTGACGGACTTGGTTTCCTGTTTGGGCCGATAATTGAAGGCATCAAGGGCATTATTGGGTTTTTTACTGGCGACAGCTTTGCATCTGGAGGCCGGTTTTTGTCCGGTCAAGGCGGTCTCAGATTTACCGGACAACAGCAAGGTCTCGCAATGTTACATCAAGGGGAGGCAGTTGTACCAAGATCCGGCCAAATGTCGTCATCGGTTGCGCGTGATGTAGAGGCACAAGCCGGCGGCGGTGGTGTTACAATAAATATCAATAGCGCCATAACCGAGCGATCGGCGGTTGATGCGTTGGTGCGAAAGATAGAAAGGCGATTCGGTGGTTTTGGTCAAAGCACATCACCGCTCTTTGGGGGTTTATAATGGGTAATGCAAAGTTCTGGTTTTATCCAGAGCCAGACGGGCGGCATTTGGTTGAGATTGATATGGGTGAGGCGCTCGGTGAGTTGTCTAGCTCGTTTTATCATGACGCCCTTGATGGTGTCACATACAGCGGAGGCATACAAAGATCGGTCGGTAGAGGCGGCGAAATCGTCACAATACAAAGAGATAGAATGCAGCTCGGCGAGGATCTGGCACATAAGTTTGACGCGCTGCAAAATCACCTTGATCGAGGCTTTTCGGTGGCATTTACAAGCGACAGCGCGAAGGCGTGGGCGGCATCATGCCAAACATCACCGTCAGGCGGGTCTTTTAATTTACTTCTCAAGAATAATCCTTTTGAGGCACTCACAGGCACAACAACGATCCCGACTGCAGATGATTATGTAGTACTTGAGACCGGATCGCCGGCATACACGAGAGAGGTTGTTGAGGTCGCCAGCGCAACATTAACAAGTGCAAGCGGTGGCAGCATTACAGCAAGAAACCGCATAAACTTTGACTATAACACGCGCAAGACCTTCGCAAGATGGTATCGGTTTTGGCCAATCCTCAAACGGGCACAGAATGACGTAGGGCGCGCAATCATTACCAACGAGGGCGGTCGTTTGTGGTCTCTAAACGTAACGCTGGTACCCGATTATCAAGCGCTATTTGCATTTTTCAACGGCGACTTCTACCAGCATACAAATACTGGACTATCAACGGCACCGCCGGCAAGTGGAGCACTACCGAGCGGAGACGGTCAAAGTAGTCTCGATCAGGTTGCATCGGGTCTATCGGTTACCGGTGGCGGTGTTGAGGATGTGTTGTCAAATATAAACATGCGCGCATATAACGCGATTCGAGGCAGATAATGTCTTGGTCTGCCGATTTTGTTGCCGCACTCTCAGCGCCATCGATCACGCCCCGTTATCGGGTGCGGTTTTGGCGACCGTCTGCAAACTCAGTCGGTGACAACGTCACACTATACAGTGAGAGCGGTGCGCTTCGTATCGGTGCCGATGGCGTCAGGATACAAGGAACGGCGGTGATCCCGTCAAGATGGTCCGTCTCTTTCGGTGGTTTTGAAATGGATCTTGTTGGTGATCTCAGACCATATAAAGACCAGATCCAAAAAGGCGTCATGGCGATCGTTGAATGCTCTTTCATTGGTCTGACGCCATACGAGACGATCGGACTTGGTCAGCTTGATCAAATATCTGGTTTTCGTGGCGTATATCGGGCGACATTTAAAGACATCCTTAGCGCGTTTCAAAATCGCATTGATACGCGCTACTCTTCAACATTTGAATACAACAAGCTCTTTTTTACCGCCGGCCTCAATGTTCGCGTATCGGCTCCTTGGTCAACTGGTACAACGACATTAAACGTTACAAATGCGTCAATTTTTGAGAAAATGACCGGCTTCGATGGTGTTATCTATTGTGTACCGGCCAGCGGTAATGATCCTTTCTATATGCGATGGTCTGCATCTGACACAACCGCCAACACACTCACATTAACGACCGGCACGGCCTCACACCCATCAACGGCAAGCGCTTCGAATCTCGCAGCGGATGACCTGATCTATAACTGTGTGAGAATCGTTGGCACACCGTACAGCTTTTTGGCGCGCATCGTCACCTCGACCGGCACCGGTACAAACGGGCCGTTTGACTCCATGCCTGCAAACTGGAGCACAGGCGCACCGATACCGGCGGCAATGTATGACTATTCGGATGCGGCTGCAACAAGCGCATATCTCAAGCCGTCAAGTGGTACATTTTACAACTGGGATTATGTACGCAAAGAAGCAACAACAAACGGCATCCGCGATGTTTTAAACCAACTTGCAAACGCTGGACAATGGCCGGTATTTAGGCAAAACTCATTTAGTTGGAGAGGATGCACCGATCCAACCGGTCAATTTGATACGGTGCCACCGATTGCGGCAACGATACGAGACGCCGACATTATCGATATTGAAGCTCATATCATGCACGATCCATCCTTGTCGGCCGTTTATGGTAGCACAAAGTTGATCTATGATGTAAGCGGCAACGCTGAAAGCAGTACACAAAGCGCGGTGCCAACACTACCGGCACAAGGTCAAGTCTCGCGCGATATGGGTGCAATCTATGACGCTGGCGGCGATGAGGAGAAGATGGCCGAGGGTGACATTAAGAGGTTAAAGATCTGGGATCTCTACAACTGGAGTCGGCTAACATTACGCGTATCTTTAAAGCATGCGATCTTGGTTGCGGGTGATGTGGTTCGAATATCATCCGCATATCTCTATGATTTAAGTACACCGGCCGGCCGTACATACTCAAACCGCACCGGCATGATCATCTCAACCGAGTACAACATAAGCGGTCGTTTTTGTGTTATAGTTATTGCGATCCCGCCACTAATTTCATGAGGTACCGATGCAAATACGCACCTATTTTCTGGATGAGTTGCCGCCGATTTTGCGCCGATGTGTCGATCTCGGATATGCTATTTTTACAGATTACAACTACGATTTAAACCTGATTGCATGCCGATCACCGAGTAGAGTTAGCGGTCTCTTTGACGATGTGTTCCATGTCGTTTATCGTATGGGTGATCGATACATTCAAGAGTCCTATCCATGTACGACAGACGCGGGTCTCTACTGGATGCACAACCCTTCGCGCGTTGAGGGTACAGCGATTCTTGTTGCAGGTCAGTATCGAGGCGTATACAAGCTCGATATGCACGCGGGTCGATACCTCGCTTTATGTCAGCGCAACGGTGCTGTATCTGTATATAGGGACAATAATAGAGACGATATACTAGACCACGATCCAAATACGATACAGCTCGGCACCAATTTTGGTATTAATATACATCGAGCCAGTGCACACAGCACGGCCGAATCTGGCTTGACCGAAAATGTCGGCCGTTATTCTGCGGGTTGCATTGTAATACAGGATAGCGGTGATTTTGATCGACTGATTGCATTGGCTAAAAAACAACGTGACACACTGGGTTATCACACATTCTCTCTGACTCTTCTAGAGGATTGAGATGGATCCAACAACGACACATGAGATATTTTTAAACCTAGCCACCAACAGCCCGTTTTTAGCGTTTGTTATGTACAACTGGTATAGCATGAGCAAACAAAACGAGGAATACAGAAAAGAAATGAAAGCCGATCGTGATGCGTATGAGGATAAGCGAGAAAAAGCAATTGAAGAGATACGAGGCAGGTATATAAAAGTGATTGACGATTTAAAAGAGGACAAAAAAGGCGGCATAGAGGATCGACTCGCAAGCATGGAAAAGGCGATCAAAAAACTCTTTGTGATGATCGACAAACTGAAAGAAGAGATCAACGATTTAAAAATAAAAGAATCCGCGCGTGACTTGCGAGATCGGTGATACAATAGAGTTTGCGGGGCTAATCGACCCGCGTGAGATATGTGAGGCGGCCCTATTGTGTAATGCAATAGGGCTTTTTCGCAATTCAAGGAGCAATATATGAAATTTGTTATACTAGACACAGAAACGACCGGCCTGCGCTCGTATCATCATGAGATCGTAAGTTTTGCAGGTATCAAGGTAAATGCACAACTCCAAGAGATTGACAGGTTGGTGATAAAAATTAGACCGAAATACCCAGAAAGAGCAGACAAAGAAGCCATGAAAATCAACGGCTACTCTCCGGCACGGTGGGCGGGTGCGATGGATCCAGAGATTGCAGGCCCGAAGATAGCCGAATTTATGGCCGGATGTACGCCGGTCGCTCACAATTGGGCGTTTGATCGTGGTTTTATCTTGGCGCTCTTCAAGAGCATAAAAAGGCCGGATCTCCGTATCATGCGGCGCGGCATCGATACAATTGCGCTCTCTATTGCTGCTTTTGCACCGTATGGCGTTAAAAGCTATTCTCTTGATGCAATCGGCCAGCTTTTCGGATGGCCGAGACAGCTACACCGTGCCGAGGCGGATGCGGTGATGTGTCTCGCATTGTTTCGGACGATATACCCGACAAGCATAAAAACATCGATCAAGATACATGTATTGATGCTGTACGCCAAAGCGCGCGGCCTGATCAATCCTTTGGGTAGTGCGTTCGGCTTGATGGCCTCGTGGAGTCTGATATGTCAAATTTGAATCTTGCAGTTATGGCGAGCACCAACACCGCCACCGGTATCGGCACGGGCTACGATACAGCGAAAGCGGTCTCTTTAGAGCAGGATCTTTTTGCACGTAGTCAGATCAGCGTGCTTGCATCAATGCTTGAGGTGCAGTTTACAAATATATCAGGTGCAACCAAGATCAATTGCTGTCTGTCAAGAGATCCCGCCGGCGATGATTTTGTTTTAACGGACACACAAACCACCATACAAACCGGCCTCACAACCGATTCAAAGGGGGCCGCATTGATTCGGCTTGATGTTGTTATTAAGGATTTGAACGACAACATTCTTTACTTGCATGTCAAGACTAATGCAGGTACATTAGATATAAATTCAGCCGGTCTAACGTTTAGGTATTGATCAAATTATGGCTATTGCAAACGCATTTAATAGAGATGGTGGTACCGGATCAGAATCAAGCGGATCCGGATTTGAGATTATACTCGAGGATCTGACGGCATCCGTCAACGGAGAGCGAACGCAATTTACTTGCTCGCAAAACTATGACGCCAATAGTCTGATCGTTTACATCAACGGACTACGACAGCGACAAAATACGGTCGGTCAGGTTGGATTAAATCAATTTACACTCAGCCCCGCACCGGTATCCGGTGACATTCTTGAGGTTGAATACACGATCCAAACACAAAACTAACGGAGGCCATAACATGGCAATTCAAATCAGAGGCGGTCAAATTAAATCCGCTACAATCACCGGCACGCAGCTTGCAACCGGATCCATAGACAACAGCAACCTATTCGCTTCAGCGGTCGTCAATGCGGCGGCTCTCGCGGCCGATTCGGTCGTATCGGCGAAAATCGCAGACGGGGCCATTGATAGCACCGCATACCTTGCAAATTCAGTCGTTACAGCGGCAAAGATCAACCTCACCGGATCGTTTGATTTTTCAAGCGGTACCTTGAGAGCGAGCACACCGAGCGCAAACACAGACGTAGCCAATAAGGCATATGTCGACTCTATCCAGAGCGGAATTCATTGGAAAGAGAGCGTTATCTGTGCATCTACCGCAAATGTTGACCTCTCAAGCGCACCGGCCGCGATCGATGGTGTAACACTCTCTACAGATGATCGAGTATTGATTAAGTCTCAGACCACCGCAAGCGCTAACGGTATCTATGTTTTTGCTGGATCTGGATCTGCGATGTCACGCGCTACAGATGCCGACAGTGCGGCCGAATTGAATGGTGCCGCTGTCTTTGTTCAACAAGGATCTACAAATTCGGATATGGGTTATATCCAGACCGCAGATATCACAAATCTTGGATCTGATACAATCACATTTACCCAGTTTACCGGACTCGGACAGATTACGGCTGGTGACGGTCTCCAAAAAACTGCTAATACAATCTCGGTTGATCTTAGTGCGAACAGTGGTCTTCAGATCTCCTCTGGAGAGCTTGAATTAAACGCGGGTCAAGGTGTTGAGCTTTCCGGTGGCGCTCTCAAAGCAAAGCTTGATGGATCAACGCTGGCTCTCTCTGCATCTGGTCTTAAAGTTGGAACGATCACATCGTCCGAGATCGGTGCCAATGCGGTAACCGGTAGCGCCATCGCAGACGGCGCCGTTGGTGATTCTGCTATGTTAGCTGACTCGGTTGTTTCTTCGGCTAAAATTGCTTCAAATGCAATTACCGAGGCCAAAGTAGCGACAGGCGCGATCAGCCTTAATAAATTGGCTGCAAACTCCGTTGACGCTAGTAAAATCGCAACAAGCGTTGCCGGTTCTGGTTTGAGCGGTGGCGGTGGATCTGCTCTTGCTGTTGATGTTGATGATAGTTCTATCGAGGTCGGTGGATCTGGTCTCAATATTAAAGCGAATGGTATCGCGGCGGCTATGTTGCAGAGTGCTTCCGTAGAGTCGGCCAAAGTGGCAGCAAACGCGATCACAGTCGACAAAATCGGCGCTCGTTTTTATCAAGAGGGTTTTCAGGTCAGCGGATCAAGCACTTCCACTCTTGATCTTTCTCGCGCTGTGAATAGCGGATTCTTTGCCGGTGTTCAAGTTTATGTTAACGGTCTGGCGATGCTCAATAACACCGCAACCGGCGACACACCAAGCAACAATTCTGATTTTGCTATCGCGAACAATGGAGCGGGATCAGTGGGGCGCGTTACATTCGGCGCGAATCTCGTAAATGGTGACGCTGTCGTCTGTGCTTATTTTACCTAGTATCTGACATAAAAAACTTGCTCCTTGAGTTTTTGGCCCTGCCGTTATAACGGTGGGGTTTTTTATGTTTTCTAAAGAAACTTGTTGACAAGGTAATACCTTGAAAGTATAACTAAAGAGAACAACAACAAAGGAGCATAAACAATGTATTACATAAGAGTCAAGTATTACTTTCATCAAGGCACACACAACGCACCCAAAAGCGGCGCGCTTCGTATCGGCCTTAATGGTATCAAGGAGCTAACCACAGAGAAAAAGATTGGCGGCCGGTCTTGCCCGATCTACATGATGGAATCAAGACAAGAGGCGTTACAGCAGATCGAACGGATTACGGGCGGCTCTTTGTACCAATACAGCAAAAGCACATATACAACTTATTCAGTCAATGAGCTTCGTTATGGTGAGTATAGTGAGCCAGAGTATACAATAATCAAAAAGACAACACAAAACAAAGGGGCATAAACAATGAGCAGCAATACAAAACCATTCACACAAATAAACCTCGAAGATCTTGCCGGCCTTCGAGGTTTGGGCGCATCTTCCATCCTGGTCTATATGGCTCTTCGCATTTATGGCGGAAAAGACAGCCGTGCATGGCCATCACAAGAGCGAATCAGTAAAGATCTAAACATGCCAATTGGATCGGTTCGAAGAGCAATGGCACAGCTCAGAAAACAAGAGGCTATCATCAAGACCGATGCAAAAACAAAAAGCCCGACATATCAGATCCGAGATCTGAGTATCGCAGATATGCGATGTCAGAAAAAACCGGAGGATCTCAATTGTGAGATCCCAGTATCGCAGATACGAGATGTCAATATCGCAGATACGAGATCTGAGGATCTCAGATCCGATCCCCTAATATATAAAGAATATATAAAAGAAAATATACATTTAATAAATAAAACGCATAGCACACCAAAACAGATCGATAGTACAGATAACAAAAAGAGGGAGTCTAGCGACTCGCTTGAGATGGACGAACTTGATCTCTTATTTGTAGAGCTTTGGAATAAGCACAGTGTTACGCATGGTATGACAGCCAAGAGCGGCAACCCGATCCAAGACTGGAAACGGGTCAAGGAAAGAGTTGGAATTCATCAAGCAGAAAGAGGTCTTAAAACGCTTGATTTAAAAATGAGCGCATCCGGTCGGGCTTGGCAATCCTTCGCCGGTGGTCGCTGGGTTCTCAAATTAGAAGCATGGATCAAGAGAGAGGATGAGAAGCCGATCGATCGCCGTGATTCCAAATATTTATCCGGCTCGATAGAGGTTGACCGGCGCGATCTCAATAAACACCGGCAAGAGGCAAGAGAGGCCAAAGAGGCAAATGAAAGAGCGCAGGCTATCGCGCTAGAGTCGGACACCGCTTCGCGCGGGTTGTGGCGTGAGTTTCGGCTTAATAATCAAGAGTGGTCCGATCTTGTTGATGCGGTGCAAAAATGGAAGCAAACCTTTCTTACCGAAGAGCTGCGAAAGGAGATTGAGAACGATCCACACCTCGAAGATTTTGCAATGATAATAAATATTTGAAAAAAGTTTTGTTATTTACTTGACCAACGTAATACCTTGATATATATATTAAGTACAACAACAAAACAACAAAGGAGCAAAACAATGACACCAACAAACGCACTCACAGAAAGACAGTATCAAGGCGGCAACATCTTCACTCTTCTACAAACTGGATATGAAAATCAAATCTGGGCTACTTATCGCCAATGGAAGCAGCTCGGTAAGCAAGTACAAAAAGGTCAAAAGGGTGTGAGGCTTATCAAGATCGTTACAGTAGAGAATCTTAAAGCCGGCGAAAAAGTTACAAAGCAAGTGCCTCGAGGCTTTACGGTTTTTAATGTGGCGCAAGTCAAAGACATTGAAGAGAAAGCAGCATAGAGACAACCGGCCGCCTTCGGGCGGTCATTTACAACAAAGGAGCAAAACAATGAGAGAATACAACCCACCGCTAGAGCAAAGAGCGCAGTATGCACGATGGCTTTTACATGTCGCGCTTGATGTTCTTAATAGACTAGATGACTACAAAGATCCGAACAAAGCCAAAGCAAGCGCAATTCGTGCAATCGAGACAGCTATGAAAGAGTTAAAGGGAGCAAAACAATGAGAGTATATAATCTCGGAGATCGAGTGCTTGCAAAAACCGACATTATGCGGTGCAAGATTCTCGGAACGATACAACAAATACATAACGATAAAATACTGGTCGTTTTTGATCATGAAATTCGCGGCAAAGGTGAGGCTTGGGTCTCGCGTTCGCTGGTCTATCCATCTCAGACAGAAGAGCCGATCGAGGTTAAGAATCGCAAACTCAAACAACAAGCAAGAAAGGTTATAAATAACCTAGAGGTGATCAAATGAAAAAGAACTACAAAAACCGCGCGATGCGTACCGAAGCCAATGAACCGATCCGACAGTCCAACTCTACCGGCAAGCCCGAAGAGAAGATCCGGATCTATCTTGGCGCGCCACATCGAGAGAAGGCCGAGCAAATTGCAAAACGCCTTAACGTGTCCTTAGAGCAACTTATTGAGAGATATATTTGTCAAATGGTTGCAGATGGAAGATGGCCGCGATAGAATTAAAAGGATGATCCTTTCTGGGGATCGTTCCTTTGTAATTGTTGTTTAGAGCCGGTGTGTAATGACAAGCACCGGCTCTTTTCGTTTTTCTGCAAAATAATCCTTGACCTTAAAGTATTACCTTGATACAATATAAGAGACAACAACAACAACAAAGGACAAAACAATGCAGACTGTATCTATTACAATCAGAACCAAAAACGGCCACTACATGCGCGACATTCGAGAGGTGTCCGGCACCGGTGAGCTTATCTATGTAATCAATGCGCATCTCTCAAACGGTGCGGAGGTTATCGCGGTCGAAGAGCTGGACGGTGAAGTGCTAGACTTTTACAGCAAGACTTTGACCGATGATGACCTTGACGCAATGGTCGCCGAGGTTGCATCATGAAGATCGAGCTTGATGCGATATACAAGCGGCTTAAAACACCGCACACGCACAAAGGACAAGGCGACACCTTGATCGATGCGCGTTGTACCGTACACAAAGATTTTATCACCTTTGTTGGCAAGTCTGGCGGCTATCACTGCACAATCTACGCCGGCGCATTTACCGGTGCAAAATGTGAGTGTACCGGCTACCAAATCAAAAAGAGATGCAAGCACCTTTTAGCGCTTGCGATGTGGGCAAAGGGCGAACGGTGACACCTCTTTGGAAGCAGGCGATCCGGTTGGCGCGTGCTCTTGAGTATGCGAATCACGCAGGCAACCAACAAGCGGCCGAGCTGCACCATGCGGCTCTTTTGGCCATACTTAAACAACTAATGGAGAAAGACAATGATGAGGCACGGCGG